CCCGAATCGGCTCGCCAGCCTCAAGCGAGGAAAGGCACGCTCCGACCAATGGCTCGCGCAGTTGCGGCATCTCGACGATCCCGCGCCCGAACCACTCCAGCGCCTCCTTGGGCTTCTTCGCCAGCCTGCCGAGATTCATCAGGATCTCGAACCGGAAGGACTCATGGAGGTTGGGAAAGCCCAAGGCCAGCTGACCGAACTCTCGCGCTTTCTCTTCCGACTTCGCATAAAAATGCTCTTGGTGGACGTAGAAGAGCTGCGACGACGCATCGCGCAGAGCGTTGGAGAGGATGCGCAGGTTGCGGTCATGGCTGCGCGGCTTGGCCGCCACCGGCGAATGCACCCAGACCGGAGAATCGACCGACAGGCGCTTGTCACCCTCACGAGCAATCAGATTCTCATGCACCGCATATTCCCAGCGCCGGCCCGCCTCGAACAGACTACGCCGAATGCACCGCTCGCGCCACGGCGCCTTGTTCGTGCCGGGCACATCATAGGTGAAGAGGAGCAGATCGGCTTCGGTTGTCTCGCAGGCCCGCACGATGTCGGCAGGATCTCCGCGCAGGGTGTCGTCGGCATCGGCCCAGAAGATCCAGTCACCAGTCGCCAACTCAAAAGCCTGGTTGCGCGCCGCGGCGAAATTGTCGACGTGCTTCCACTCGCTTGCGCTGGCGCCGTTTCGATAGATCCCGAACTGAAGCTCGACGCCAAGTTCCTTGGCCAGATCGTGAACCAGATCGACCGTTTCGTCGGCCTCCTGCGCACCGATGGCACGAACGACGCAGAGTTCGTGGAATGAACCAGCAAAAGACCGGATGCACTTCTCGATGTGCGCGGCCTCGTTTCCGACTATCATAGCAAGGGAGATTTTGGGCATTCTCGGAGCGTGCCGTAAAGTTTACGAATCGCGGATTTGCATGGCGCTCGCAAATCCCTTCATCGGCCTCGACTCGGCCACACTGACCACGCTCAAGACACAGGCCGTGTCTGCGCTCTCGGCAATCCTGACCAATCAAAGCTACTCCCTGAACGGTCGCAGCGTGACCCGCGCCAACCTAGCCGAGGTAAAGGACATGGTCGGACAGCTTCAAGCCGCCTTGGATGTCGCCAATGGCAACACCGCCGAGGTCACTTACGTTCAATTTAACAGCCCCAACACTTGGTAATCATGGAGCGCCCCGACATCGCCGGCATCGTTAAGAACCAGAACGCTTTCGAGCGCGCCCTTGGCGTGATCGCGCCGAGCTGGGCCACGCAGCGCCTACGCTCGAAAATCGAGAAGCACCTTTTCGAATATCAGGCTGCGCAGGCCAATCGACTATTCACGCCACGAACCTCTGAGGTTCCAGCCGAGAGTTCCCGAACCACCCGCGAGCGTCGCGTCATGATGTTCGAGGCCCGCGATTTAATCAGCAACTTCTCGGTGCTAGCTGGCGTGCCGGAGAAGTTCGCCCTCAACTGCACCCCGAACGAGTGGAGCCCCGCGACCGGATCACGCGATTATGACCGCACGATCGCCGATTACTTCCATGCTTGGTGCAAGAAGGCCGACGTGACCGGACGCCACAGCTTCCGTCAGTTGGTCGGCATGGCACTTCAGATGCGTCCGGTAGATGGCGATTGCGGCTTTGCGATCCGCAAGACCGCCGACGGCATCCGCCTGCAACTCGTGCCCGCTGATTTACTTGGCAACCCGAACGAGGTCTCTGTTTTCGATCAATATATCGACGGCATCGTCGTGGATGAGTTCGGCAAGCCCACCGCCTATCGCGTTTTCCAGCGCGAGCGAAACGGCGCTTACGTGAACCCCGAGGACATTCCCGCGCGTGCGTTCTGCCATTATTTCGACCCATTCCGCGCCGATCAATACCGAGGAGTGACTGAGTTTCATGCCGTCATCAATACGGCCCGAATGCTCAAGGGCATCCTCGATGCCGAGCAGGTCGGCGTGCGCTTCGCCAGCCAGCAGGCCGCCTTGGTTTTCAACGAGCGCGGATCGGCATCTCCACGGCAGGCATTCAGCGCCGCACCTTCGATCACGCTGGAGAACGGCCAGCAGCGCAAGGACGAGCTCTCGGACGTCGGCATGATCAAATACTTCAACACCTCCGACAAGGTGGAGGTGATGCCCGCTCGCCCATCGTCCGCCTTCACCGGATTCGTTGAGCATCTCATGGACGAGATCGCCATCGGTCTTGGAATACCTGGAGGCGTGCTGTTCGGCACCCAAGGCTACAAAGGCCCGAACGTCCGCGCAGAGTTCGCGCAGGCTGATCGCGTCTGGGATCGTCACCGTGGCGTGCTGTCCGACAAGGTTCTGGATCCGATCAAGAACGACGTCATCCTGATCGCTATCGCCAACGGCGAGATCCCGCCGCCTCCTCCGCAGGAAGGCGAGACTGCTATCCAAGCTCTCCGCCGCGCCCTGCGTGGTGAGTGGCGTTGGCCCGCGCGCATGTCAATTGACGTTGGCCGCGAGTCTGCCGCTAACCTCAATGAGAACCGTCAGGGCATCAAATCCGGCCAGCAGATCGCAGCCGAGAATGGCTACGACTACGAAGCCACCCTCGAACAGCTCGCAATCGAGGCCGCGAAGGTGTCGGAGTTGGCCGCACAATATGGCGTGCCCGAGACTGCCATCCGCCTGACCACTTCCTCGCTGCCTTCTACGCCAGCCGCTGCCGCTGCCGCCGGCGAGAACGTGGGCGCCTCCGCTGCCGAAGCCACCCAGCCCACCCAGCCCAGCCAGCCCGCTGCCCTCGAGGCAAAGCAGCTCCAAGTCGATACCCAGCCCACGCAGGAGATGGCAGACGAGGCCGCCCGCGGTCTCGCTTGGCGCGATGAGTTCAACCGTGGCGGAACCGAGGTCGGCGTGGCTCGCGCTCGCGACATCGCCAACCGTCGCAACCTTTCGCCCGACACCATCTCGCGCATGGTCTCCTACTTCGCGCGTCACGAGGTGGACAAGCAAGGCCAAGGCTGGAGCCAAGACCAAGACGGCTACCCTTCCGCCGGCCGCATCGCATGGGCGCTCTGGGGTGGCGATGCTGGTCGCGCATGGGCGGAACGAAAGCAAGCCGAGCTAACTCGCGACTCCTCGCTCTCCGACCTGCTAGATCCTCGCTCGGCCCGGGCAGCTCGTGCTTCGCGTCTCGCCGCCAAAGTAGAAAAGACCGCTAATTTACGAACCGCGCTAGGTGAGCAGGCCGCCACTGCCGAACGCATCAACGCAGCATTTTCACGACTCGCAAAATGATCCTCGACACCGACCTCCTACTCGTCGCCGAACGTCTCGGCGGCGCCCTCGACCGCCTCGAAAAGATCGAGAGCGATTTCGCAACGCAGGCGCTGCCCATCCAAGGCGCTGCCGCCGCGCAGGCCTCCGCTCTCACCGCGCTGGAAGCCGCCCTGGCTGGCGTCAAGGCGCTCAACCAGCACGTGCTTGGTAACGATCTTGGCGCGCTCTCTTCTCGCGTGGACGAGGCCAGCAAGCAGGTCGAGGCCGAGATCCTCCGCATTGATCACGCTCTCGGCGAGACCGCCGACAAGATCGAAGCCAAGATAGAAGCCACCCGTGCCGAGCTCGCAGCCGCGACGGCGACCCGCCACGAGTTGAGCGCCGCCCGCGAAGCACAGGCCCAGAGCGTCGAGACCGCCCGCAAGGAGTTCTCCGCTTCGCTCGCCTCGCTACGTTCTGAGTTCGCCGAGACGGTCAAGAAGTTCGCCACGCCCGCCGCGTTTAATCCTCGTGGCGAGTGGATAGATGGCACGATCTACGCCCGCCTCGATGTAGTGAGCGTCTCCGGTTCCTCGTTTGTCTCCTTGGTAGATAATAACCGCGAGAAGCCTGGCACCCGCTCCAGCACGAACTGGCAGACATTGGCTCGCAAGGGCGGCACGGTCTCCGGCGCTGGTGCCACCGTTGGTTTCCCGATCAACTTCAAATCGGTCACCTTCGCCTCCACCTTGGACGTTGGCTTCAATGACGAGGTGAACTTCCGCAGTGTTTCTCTGACGGGAAACCTCACCTTGACCGGCTCCGGCTACCAAGCCGGCCGCATGTTCTCGGTGCGTTTGATCTGCGACTCGACGGCCCGCAACCTCACTTTCCCGAGCGGCTGGACTTTCCTTGGCGTCAAGCCCTCGGCCATGACCGCGAGCCGCACTGGCGTGCTCTCTCTGTTCTCCTATGGATCTGCCGAAGCGGATGTCGTAGCAGCCTACGCCGAGAGTCTCTAAGCCATGTTTCAGACCTTAATCGACCCCGCTTTTCTCGCCGCCGAGAATGGCGGCACGCCAGTGCTCGACCTGAACTTCGCGGCGCTAAAGTCGCTGGATTCTCGTATCACGTTTACACGAGGAAGCTCTGGAACTTATGTCGACTCCTCTGGTCTTGTTCAGACGGCATCATCTAATGTGGCCCGCTTCACTCATGACCCTGTGACTGGTCGCTCGCTTGGTCTCCTGATTGAAGGTTCGCGCACTAATCTTATTACTTATTCAGAGCAAATCAACAATGCCGCGTGGATTCACGTTGGCGGAACCCATACTGCCAATCAAACAACGGCTCCAAGTGGAGAATTGACTGCTGATCTTTTTACCGAGAATAGCGCAGCCTCTACGCAGCATCGTCTTTTTCAGATTCCAACTGTTGCCAATGGGACTACCTACACGTTTTCTGTTTTTGTTAAACGAGCATCTGGAAGCCGTCAGTTTAGTATCATTTTAAATACCGGAACCGTAGTTGCACGTGTTTATTTTAATCTAGACACAGGAACGGTTGGGACTGTGGTGGCTGGTTCCGGCACGATCACTGCATATCCGAATGGTTGGTATCGCTGCACTGCAACAGGCGTATCTGGCGGACTAACTGGAACGACGTTTTTGCAGATGTGCAACGGCACTACCTCTGGATCCGAAACCTATAGTGGTGACGGAACCAGCGGACTTTATATCTGGGGAGCACAGCTTGAAGCAGGAGAATTCCCTACCTCCTACATTGCTACCACTTCCGCAACGGTTCAGCGTTCTGCTGACGTTGCCACCATGACCGGCACGAACTTCTCGGCGTGGTATAATCAAAGCCAAGGAACAATCGCATTAGATGCCGCGCAAGGCTTCAGCATTCCAGCGTCAACATTCGTCAATCCGTTTTACATAAGCAGCAGTTCATCGGCTGAGAGATTCAGCTCTTATAATACAAACACTGCATCACAAAATACGGCTTACATTCAAGCCGCGACAGGCGGGTCAGTTTTCGCTGAGTTTCAACTCACTGGAAACTTAGGAATTGGATCGTATAAATTAGCCGCATCTTATTCAACGGCATCAGTTGTTGGTTCTGTAAATGGAAATACCTCAGCTTCCGACGTTACTGTATCAGCATTTACTCCTGACCGAATAACTTTTGGGACGAATGTATTGCTAAGTTCTAGCTCGTTCTTCAACGGAACCATTGCCCGCTTCCGCTACTTCAACCGCGCCCTTGCGACCAGCGTTCAAGCTATCTGCACATGATCGACTTTGACCTACGCTTTCCCGACGAGAAGACGGCCCGCGAGCTTATCGGTTCAGCCTTGAACGCGAACCGCGAAGCCGAGGATGGCAGCACCGTGATCGCCTGCTTCACGCATGACCACGCAATCGACCTTGTCGGCACCATCTACAAGCCCGCCGTGCTCGATTCAAACGGCGTCGAGATCACGCCAGCCAAGGCCGTGACCGGATGGCACGTGAACGTGCGACTCCTGCACGATCAAGAACTGCCCGCCGCGCTGGTTCCCTTCATCATCAAGCCGAAGACACCGAGCCGAGTCTGGTTTTAACCATGCGCCGCCTCCTTGCCATCCTTTCGCTTTTCGCGGTGGCAGGCTGCGGCCCGCATCTGGAGCCGATGCCGCCGGCGACGAATCACCAATCGGCGACCGAGGCCAAGAGCGCACTAGCCAATCAGCTCCTGCGGATCGTGCCAGTGCTTGGGACTGGCAGCATGGCACCCTGGATTCCTGCGCATCCGCTAGGCCGCAAGATCGTCGTCGCCTATGCTGGGCTCGACTCGACTCCCTACGCGCATCTCAAGCCGGGCAACGTGGTGGTGTATTCACGCTACGGTCAGCTCATCATTCATCGTCTCGGCGAACAGGATGAACGCGGATTCTTGGCTTTTGGCATCGCGAACCAATACGGCGACCGCAACCCCGACGGCGCACTCGGTTTTGTTACGC